GCTGTGCTATTCGTACTAACCTGTGAGTAAGCCACTTTTCCGATGCCTCCTTTGAGACTATGTTATACCCCACGCTCAATGCTCCCAAACCATCCATATGAAGATTTCTGTCTGAGTGTAATGCTACTTTGTTTGTTAAGTCTTTATTTTTACCTGCTTTTTCTGCAGTTTCTTCTGTTATTTCTGGCGGAATCCAACTAGCCAAGATTTCTAAAATTTCAAGTTTTGTGTTTGATTCAAATAATTCTATGTTATTTTTCTTTGCATATGCTTTTAGTGCCATAACTGTCTTATCTTTTAATTGATCCATTGTTAAATTCATTTTTTCTCCCATGCTCATCTGTAATTATACCATCAGAAAGACAATAAGGAGGACGGGTTTTATGCCGTCCTCCCTAGTACGTGATGATTATATTTTAGGAATCAGCACTATCTGAGTCAACATAAGCGACTGCATCTAGTTCTTCCCAAGCAAGACCAAATCGTACGAATACTGTGTATTCAATTGTGTCTTTCTTTGGCTTGTATTCACGGTTTACAGTGATGTCTCTCTGGAAGCCCCATACACGGTTAGAAGGGAATGTTAAATCAACATAACCTGCTGGGTAGTAAGGAACTTCTAGTACATCTACACCTAGTACACGAGTTGTACGTGCATTACCAAATGTCTGTGCAGCACCATCCATGTAATCTTGACGGTTTTGCTGTGTGCTACCAGTGCGATCAGAGAACGCTGCTGAGATAGCATCTGCTAATGTACCGTTGTTACGAACGATACCAGCAAAAGCATCAGTACCTGCGTAGAACTTAAGATTGCTCTTAAGTGCACGGTACTTACGAGGCATTGCTAATAGCAAGCCTTGCATTACTGATGTGGTAAAGTTGTTGTCTGATACTGTTGCAGCATATTCGTGAGCAGCATTTCCTACTGTTCCACGAGTTTGCTTTACGAAACCAGACATGATGGACAAGAAATCTCCTGTTGCTCCATCACCGTTGATAGCAAGATCTTCAATATCGTTACCGAATGCGTTGGTCATTAATCGTACTAGACGATCTTCCAATGCACCGCCTTCAATATTGTCTTCAAGTGCTTCAGTTGCTACTTCCCAATCAAGACGAATCTTTTTTGTTGTTAGTTCAACCTTTGTAAATCTAGCGCCAGTGTTTGTGTAGTTTGGTGAGCCTTGTGATGCTGCACGAATTACACGCTCTCCGACGTTGACTTTTTCAATTTCCATGGTGTTTGCTCTCATGGTGACACGACGGCCATCTTTAGCGAGGACAGTTGCATCCCAGACGTAATCAATGAAACGTTGTGCTTGTTCAGGACGTAGAATACCTCCTGCGTTGCCAGTTGGATTGACTGCGTTATCTCCAGTTGTTACACCGAATCCTGCAGTAGCAGTGTTACCAAGTTGTGAACCTACAGATGATCCTGCAGCATTCAGACCAGTTGCACTACCAACACCACCAGATACTAATGAGCCAGCAGAGTTAATTTCTGAGCCATCTCCTGCACCTGGATAGTTTTTTTCTATGTTTGTGTTTTGTTCCGACATTATTTTTCACCTCCTAGTGATTTTTTACCTTAGTTAAATAGGTCGGCATTTGTGAGGAAACGACCGCCCCATAGGGATTTATGAATCACTTGTGGTGATTCCTGTACGATCTCGCCTAGATCGCCAGACTTGCGGAAAGCGGTATCTTGTTCTACAAGATCTACTCGCTTGCCAAACTCGTTAAAGTTGCTCTTAATTCCGTTAACATCAGATGTTACCGTTTCAAGAGATTTTGTTACTGCTGTTACCTTCTCGTTAAGAGATTTGATTGTTGCAGCAAGATCGCCAAAGGCATTAGTAAGAGAATTATTAATTTCTGAAACTGCCTTAGCAACTTCTTCTTTAACATCTGTAGCGGATTTTTCCACTGCGTTCTCTACTTCAACTGCTGCTTTTGCAACAGAAGATTCTGCACTAGCGTCATCTGATTTAGCAAGAGCAAGTTCTTCAACTGCTGGTGCCTCTTCAACGACTGCAGGGGTTTCTGCTACATCTGCAACGATTGCTGTTGCTTCTGCCACTACCTCTGCTGCTTGTGCCTCTGGAGCAACCTCTGCATTTTCAACTGCAGTTTCTAGAACTGCGTTTGTTGATTCTGTCATTGGATTTACCTCCTTAGTAATCTTAATTGTATTAATGCCTTTAGCACTATCAACTAAGAATTTTATTAGTTTTTCAGTATCTTTATCATTTTTTTCTATAAAGCCAATATTCTGCATTACGTTACCATTTACTGGACTTGTTGCAGAGTCAGAATCAGATACCATAACAATACCGTTTTCTGAATCCCAAAATACATTTTCAATTTCTGTTTTTGATAGATAGCCATCAACCACGTTTTGGCCATTAATTTTTTCAATAGAAACTATATTAGCAAATTGATTTGCTGGATTATCTACAAGAGAAAGTTCTGACAATTCATAAGTTTTAATTACACGGATTGTTTTATCTATTTTTTCATCGTAAGCGTCATCCCACTCTTTGATATTTCCACCTATTGAAAAACCAGTGTAGGTTCCGTCTAAAACTTTTTCCCATGCATTCTGTGCACCTTTTGAAACATAAGCAGAAACATAAACTCCGCTATAAAACTTTTTAGTACTTGGATCAAAATACTTGTCTTCTTTAAAAGAAACAATTTTGCCAACAGCACTTGGTTGGTGCATTTCACGTAAGTTGCCACGGAAATTTTTAAAAGCAGTTATACTAGATTCTGTTGTTACAATGTCATTTTGACGGTCAACGTTATCAAGGGTTGCAAAACCAGACACCATACGGCGTTCAACGTCTATCTTTCCGATGGGCATTGAAAGGCGAACATTGTCACCTTTAGTTTCCCAATGAGCCTTATTTGTTAACATAACGTTATAATTATAGCACCGCTTTAAAGAAGTTTCTCAATTATTGAGACGATCTACCTTCACCCTGTGCATTTCGTCCAGATATTGTAGTTGGTGAATCAGAATTGTTATTTGTTCTTTCTGAATCTCTTTGACGATCCCCTGCTAAATTTGCTCTAGCATCAGTTGCTTGTCTTGGAGACATAATAAATGGCTGATCTCCATCTGCTCTTAGTGGCAAGTCTAACGCTTCACGAGCCTCATTTGGAGTCATAACCTGAGTCTTCACATATCTTTCAAGAATTTGAGATTGTGCAATTTCATCAGTCAAAGTTAATTCGTTAAACTTAAGTTCAAGAATGTCTGTCTTTTCTCTAATAATCTTGTTTACAACCTTCTCTAAATGTCTTTGTGCTGGACGAGATACCTGCTCTTTAAATGTACGGTCTTGAGAAAGTGCTGCTGCGATACCTGCAGAATCTGCACCACCTAGTTTTGAAATAGGAACTTGATGAGCAATCAGAATATCATCACGATTTTGTTTACGATACTCTTTAAATGAGCCATCTTGGATACCGTTTTCAATTGGCTCCATCTTAAACTCAACCTTATTTCCCTCTGTATCTCCAGGAAGCGGGATATAAAGAGTTCTATGTGACTGAGCCTTAAGTCCAGTTTGTAAGAATCTAAACATTTTATCTTCAGCATCACCTGAAAGTTTTGCACCCTTTAAGGTTACAACGTATCTTGGAACAGCCTTGTTTTCAAAGTAGTCAATATTATATTGAGATGCAAGTTGATCTCCGATAAGGGATGGCATTGCTGCAATAATATCTGGAATACCATAGAATGTGTTTAAAGGTGAGTATTCTTTTAAATGAATAATCTCATTGGGACGTGGATCTGTTCCCATAGGGTTTGCATTCTTTGCCCCAAAGTTTCTGAAGTAAACCACCTTTTGACCAATAATCTGCACAAAGCCATCACGCAAGCGTCGTATACGAACGGTAGTTGCTGGAATATGTCCAACATAACCAATCTCTCCAGCAGTTGTTCTACCTACTTCAATAAATCCATTACCTGTTGCCTGAAGATCTGTGTAAACCTTTTCCATTGTTTTTGTAAAACTATCATCATCATTTAAATTTTCTAGCCAATCACGTAGTTGAATCTTGGCTCTTTCAATACGATTACGAGCACGGTCTACCGCACTTGAATCTTCATTCATTTCAAACCTTAACAACGTTCTATCTGAAATATCAAAACGATATCCCAAACCTACAACGTTTTCTACCTTAGCATCAATAGCAGCATGATTAGCAAATGATGTGTCATAGAAGTTGGCTAACTCATACATGTTATATGGAGGAGTTATTACATCAAATAGTCCGTAGCCATTTCTATATACCGTGCCAGGATTTATTTGTTTTGATCCAGCATTCACTCCAGATGGTGTTGCGTTTGCTGCATCTAAGTAAGCAGCGTTAAATTCTGGAGCAGCATACTTTGTTAAATTGCGTGTTGTTCTACGACGAAAGTTTTGATCAAGTCCAACGTAATCTTTTAAAACATCCCAACTTTTATTAAAGGGATCGTGTGATTTAAAAATATTGTCTTCTTTTTCTTCTGTATTAAGACTTGCACGGATATACTGTTCTTCACTCATCCATTGCCCCTCTTCCATGCTTTTCTAATGTTTGTTGTGCTGCATGCCAAGCACCTAAGTCATTCATTGAAGGAATTAATCCTTCTTTTAATCTTGCCTTTTGCTCGGAATATTCTTCTTCACTAACCTGAGTTAGCCCTGGAACAAATACAGCCTTACCAAGTCCATCATCTCCGTGATGCATTGCAACTTTTTTTAATTCTGCAATTTTTGAAAGATCTCCACGGTCAGACGGTATATTTAAAACTGAGCCTTCTTCGTCTGTAAACCATTTACCAGTAGATGTCTTATATACGTAAAGACCCCAGTCATAATGCTTATCTATTACCTGACGACGTACATTTTTAACATAAGGTTTACCAGTTTTTGGGTTAATTAAAGATTCCATAACCATAAGTATATCAGACTATACAGGTGTAGAGACGTTTGTTGACCATTCAGTATCTGCATATACATTTAATTTTTCAGGTTGATAAACTAGGCCTTCTCCATCATCAACGATTATCTTATTTGTACCTATATATGTTTTATAAATATCTGAGGGATTAATACCATAGAACTCTGATGATCCTATTACTAACATTCCGTCCCAAGTAAAGTTATTAAACCAGAACTGCCAATCATTTGTTGTGATACCGTCTGTTAGTACCTGAAACCAAGGTCTAAATGTTCTGCTTTCAACCTCTTGTAGGCTGTTTGCCTGATAATATGCAATGTTATTAAATAGTATTGGCCCTGTCAAATTTATGCTTCCAAGATATGAGTTATAGACAAGAGAGGTTAAAAATGCTATACCTATAGATGACCATTCTTTAAGAGATAGTACTGGCTCTCTTACTAGGCTACCATTTAAATAAAATCCAACACCATTGTAGGGAACACCATTTTGATTTAAAACAAATATTCTACCTCTATCTAAGTCAGCGCTGTTTGCCTGTAGGTAAAACTTTAGAGTTCCACTCTTATGGTTAATTTCAAAAATCTCTGTTGCAGTTACTGGAAACGCATCTTGGTCATATCTTAACCACAATTGCATAGCGCTGACCTTATAGTCTGTTGCCAACTCTTTGTTAATCGGAAGATTTAGTCCACGATTTTCTAAAATATTTATTTCACCACGTACTTCAATTCCAGATGTCTTTGTCAGGTATAGGTATGGAGTGCTTTCTTTATATATGCTAAATGGATTTTTAGACTTGTAGTCAAAATAAATGCCATTCTTTTTATATGGAAATAGATCTACTCCAAACCTTGTTCCTACTGGATTAAAAGAATTGTCGTTAAATGCTTGAGAGGCCAACTGTAATTTATTTAATAAAATTGGCTTAGTTAAAATTCCACGACTGTTAAATTCAAGACTATAGACAATTGCAAGTCTATTAAAGTCTACCGTCTTAATTGGATAAATCAATGTATTATTTAAAATCTCAAATCTTGTTGTTTCCCAGTCTTCGTAATTATTTAAGTCAAGGACTTTATACTCATCTGGCTGCTCTTCATTAGCAAAAGAGGTAGGAACGTTTGCACCATCTGCAACATACTGAAATGTTACATAACTTTTTATTTGTGCGCCATCTGTATTGTAATAAGAAGATGTTGTTCCAGACTCTTGCTGTAAAGTTGTTGTTGTTGGATATCCTATATTAAATTGTAAAAAGTCTATCTCATAAAATTCTTCACCATTATTATTTTTTACAAATTGAGCAAAGTAAGAAAGTGGCAGATAGTCTTGCCAGTACCCCGCAACGCCTATATCCAAGAAATACTTTTCATATGCCTCTGATGGAAGAATTGTATAACTGGCTGTGTGATCAACTAATTGTTGACCCTTGTCTAATTCAATAAATCCATTTGTATCAATATAGGTTGTTATTTTTGTAGAATTTAATGTTGTTCCTAGCCCAATAGAATAAAGTCTTCCCGTAAAGGTGTAGTCTCCAGAGTCATCTCCGCACACATACATTTTTAATGAACTTTGATTTCCAAAAAATGAACTTACGTTACTGCCAAATTTTTCTGATAATGTTTTTATATTAAATCCAACTGCAAAAAGGCTATTAGCGGTTATTGCGCTAGAAGTAAATAATAGTTGAGTAGTTCCGTTATAGGTTAAAGAATATTTGATTAAATTTCCGTCTTTAAGAATTGTAAAATAGTTATTGTTTAATGGATTGTATATTTTAAATAATATTTCATCTGATGCTAAGTTATGAGAACTGAAGACGCCGTAACAACTCTCAACTTCGCTTGACAACAAGTTAAATCTTGGAAAATTAATGTATGATTCAATAGAGTTCCAGGTGTTGTTGGGCCTAAAAGACAAAAACTTATCGGTAATAACAGGACCAGATTCGTTATCTTGTACATCTTTGTTATCATCGTATAGGTTTTGCAATGTTTTTGTTCCTAAAAATATTTCTGGTAAGGCATACTCTGGTGTTCTTAAACTTGTTTGATTAGTTGATAGGTTATCAAAACTTCCTTGATCCCATCTAGCAAAATCTGGGTAATTATAGTTAGCAGTATAATCTGCAAATGGATAATCTATAAAAGCAGTTGTTCCTCCATATGATGAGTTTATTCCTTCTGCAGAAACAACTCCTTGTCCGTAGACCCACCTACGCTTTGCAACTGTAACTGGAACTTGATAAGAGTATATGGCAACACAATCAATTTCAAAAGGATAGACGTTATTGCTTGCATAAAACCCTACCCAGTCTTGGCTATCTCCACTGTTATCAAGTTCTTCGGGAAGAGTTAAAGTTGCGGTATCTAAAGATAGAGATAGAACTTCTTCACCATTAACCAATAAAGATGCAGAATTTTTAATTAAACGAATGTGAATAAGCATTGGCCTAAACCATTCACCAACGAAGTGTGAAGCAAACTGATCACTAATAACTAATGATAAAAATCCATCTTCAACATACAATCCATCTTCTGATGCTATTGGTCCAAATATTTTAAATGGTGTGGATGTATTTACGGCTATTCTTGCCCAGAACTCAATTGTATAATCGTTATATTGTCCTTTTTTATTTAAAAATCCTTTGCCTGGAAGTATCAAAGATGCGTCAGTGTTTGGTTCTAATCGTGTTACTCCGCTTGCACCATAAACTAAAGGAATGCCTGCATTTTTACATTTCAAACCACCTTCAGTAATATAGTACCCAGAATCTTCTGCAACTCCGTATGCCTGTGCTTCTACTGCATCATAGCCACCGTAAATGCTTATACTTGTTGGCACTGTAGTTTCTGTTATTCCGTTTAAAGAATATGTATTAAATTCTTCATTCCACTGCCCCAAGGTAATACCATTTATATAAAATTCGTTATCTGTTGATGTTGTTGATCCCTCAAAAACTTTAATTTTAATCACAAGTCTCAGTTGTGCAGATACATTTGGAATTTCAAAAGTTTCAGAAATAAATCCCCACTTTTGATAAAGTGTGCTAGTAAAGGTTTTTAAATTTTGAACTATCGTTGATGTGGATGGATCTGTGTATTCATATCCTATTGAGACAGTTTGTAAAAATAAACTGTTTGAATAAAAATATGATCCAACAGTGAATGTTCCAAGGTCTGCGAGAGTGTTAAAGTTAAGGATGTTAGGGCTAATAACTGATGCTTCAAGCGTTTCTGATACGGGAACATTTACCCTAATTCTAGTTAAAGAACTATCTATAAATGGTTCATTCAAATTTTCTGAAGACGCTGCAAGTACAGCATTTGTTGGTGTCCACAAACTTGTAAGGTTGCGCTGTCCTTCAGAGATTAAACCTTTATAGTCAAGTTTATCGTCTAATGCCCACAAAACAAGCGGATGCTCTGAATATACCTTTTCTGCATACAAGTTTGATGGATTAGACATTTTTCTCCTATAACCTTATTATAGCAGGATGAAACTAATTTTTAGGAACCCATAACTTTTCATTACCCTTATTGTGGTATCTTGCCATTACGAACAGTAAGTCTGAAAGCCTGTTTAAATACTTTGCAATGTTTGGATTTATACCCTCTACTTTCCAAACCTGACGCTCTGCTCTTCTAACAACAGTTCTTGCATTATGAATAGCCCCAGTAGGTAGGACAAAAGAATGAAGTGGCTCTAAATGTTCGTTATAGTCATCAATAATATTTTCTAAATGAGTAATTCTTGCTTCTGATATTACGATTGTTGGAGCGCCAGAAAGTTCTGCCCCTAAATCAAATAGATCGTTTTGTATTCTATCTATAATGTCATTATGAAACTCAGTTGCCATTCCTATAGCAGAGTTTGCTTCATCTACCGCTCCAATTGCCTCAATTAAATCACTGCTTTTGTCTATTCGCTCATTCGTGGCAGTAGAAGTTTTTCCATCATCGCCAGTCTTTGTATAAATACGAGTTAGGTGAACCATTAGTGTCCCGTCAAAGAACGCCAAATATCAATAGTAATACTGTTTGCCATGTACAGTGCTACAAGATTT